GATTTGAGTATAGCGCAAGAGCAGCTTACGATTTATTTTTTGTACAGGCACATGATGTCTGCTGTTTGGGACGAAGATATATTAGAAATAGTCGCATTTGCAGTGCATGCATGTAACATGATTAGTAAAATCAGCGGCGTACTCCAAGTAAAAAGCAGGGTACTTTCTAATTCAGAACAAACAAACCCCGAGGTCTCGGACAGTCTTTGCGCTATGATACACATTGCAAGGATGTATTCTGCGGAAATTGAGTATTCTGACGAGAATCTTTGGATGGTGATGAATGAATTTGGCACTTTGAGGGATGATTCTTAAGCATATATCAGAAGAAGTTGTATTTAATAGTTTGATTTACAAATTTAAAAAGCATTGCATAAATTTAAGTCGGAAATTGTTAAAGCACAGAGATTTTTACGCTCTGTACTTTAACTTGTTATTTATTCAATAAATTTGTTATGCTAACAACCAATCAATCACATTTATCTGCTTTATACCTTCGTAATTTGCTCCATTGCCGATATCATCAAGTGTTAAAAGAGTTTTAGGATAATTATCTTTTATCTCCTGCAATGGTGCTAATTTTCGTTCTAATGTCTTTTCATCAAGTACGCTTGCAGAAACCTGATAATATTCAACCTCGTTCATATTGGTTGCGACAAAATCCACCTCTTTTTCTGCTAACTTACCAATATTAACCCGATTTTTTCTTCTTAAAAGCTCAAGATAAACCACATTTTCAAGAAGATGTCCCAAATCTCTTGCAGATTGGCTGATAATATGATTTCTGATTCCGCTATCTACAAAATAATACTTGCCAAGAGTTTTTAAGAACTGTCTGCCTTTTATATCGTATCTCGTTGCATTATAAAGAATATAGCTGTCCGTCAATGCTCTTAAATATGCCTCAACTGTGTTAGGAGAAATCTTTCTGCCACTTGATATCAGTGTATCGCTTATTTTCTTCGTTGAGATAGGACTTCCTATACTTAACGCAACAGTTTTTAATATGTTCTCCAATACAGATACATCATTTATTTTATCTCTTGTAGCAACATCTTTTAAAAGAATAGTATTGTAAATGCCCTCAATATATTGATTTATAATTTTCTCATCGTTTTCAAGATATGCAACATAGGGGAATGAACCGTATCTTAAATATCTATCAAAGATTTCTCGTTTGCTTTTGCCACTTTCTTTAGTTGCCTCATAGTATTCTTTGAACGAAAACGGTAACATATCAATCTGAATGTATCTTCCGGAAAGCAAAGTTGCAAGCTCACCCGACAGCAGATAAGCATTAGAACCCGTAATATAAACATCACAGTTTTTCTTTATAAAAAGACTATCAACCGCTTTTTCAAATTGACTACATTTTTGCACTTCATCTATAAAAATGTAATTATTTTTGTCAGGAACAAGTTTTGAGGTTATATAGTTGTATAACGCTTTATAATCAAGTAGATCAGCATTTTCAAGCTCTTCAAGATTGACCGATATAATTTGACTATCCTCTATGCCTGTCTGCTTTAAATGGTCAATATACAACTCAAACAAAGTAGATTTACCGCATCTTCTGACACCGGTGATAACCTTGATAACCTGCTTATCTTTTAGTGCTATTAAATTATTTAAATATTCTTTTCGTTGAATCATTTTTCGCACCTCATTTCTTTGATTTCATATTAATACAAAAAGGGTAATTTGTCAATAGCTTTTGCTCATTTGAGAAAAAACTTATAAAATTCGACAATTTATTTCCGGGTTGTATTGCATGATAATCTGTTCGAAAGCGAAAAGGAAAAGAGACAGAATATGTCAGAAATGCTTGAAAAGATACTTAGTGATGACAATATCACAATCAATGAACTTGAAAAATACATGAAAGAGAATTGGAAAAGCCGAACCATAAAGATATTTATATTTTAAATGAAATATCTCGCTTTGCTCGATATGAAATAATTTACTGCGTAAATTGTGAAATAGAAACCTTGCGGTTTCTGTGAAATAAAATAAACCCTTTATCACACGCCGCAGGCGTATTTCATATTGCGAAGCAATATTTCACGCTCGAAGTGCATTTCACAAATCCTGAAAGGATTTATTTCATTGAAAAAACGACAAGTCGAAACTTGCCGTTTTTTCTGGTGGAGCATAGGGGACATATATTGCTGCGCAATCTATCCTGCTTGTCGACCCAAGCCTGTGGCTTCGGTACCCGACTGCGCACCTTTTTGCTAAAAAACATGCCACCGGCATATTTTTTCACGCAAAAACCCTCATAGGGTTCAAGTCCCCTCTAATTACGCACCAAAAAAGGACACCTGATGGTGTCCGTTTTTTGATGGTGGACTCTAACACGCCAAATCCGAACCCGTTGCTTTTTACATCTGAAAGCGTTACTTTCAGGTGTTTCCCTGAGGTTAGATTACACGCAATGTCGAGATTAGTAGTTCCATCGGGGTTATCATATACAAAAACTGAGTTTACAAGAGTATCAATTAAATGTCTGCGAAAATCAGCATCCTCGATGTCACCTTGTAGAAATTTAGATAACCAATATACTACTATTTCCTTATCTAATTCTATTATTGTAGATTGTTCTTTCAAAAGTCGCTTTTCTGCGGCTTTTTTCTCTTTCTCTAACTCATTTAACCTTGCAGTAAGGGTATGTGACTCTGCACCTTGTTCTACCATTCTAATGAGTCGATTTATCGATTTATCAATCTCTTTAATCTGATTTCGTATGGATGGTAGCAATGTACTATTAGCAATTTCATCCTGACACGCTTTTACTGCACATTCTGCATAATAATCAATCGTTTCAGGGGTCAATAACTCTTGGACTTTCTGAGCAACCACATATTCTATATAATCTTTTTGAATAGATTTCTTATCGCAATTATGAAAGGTTTTTCTGCTACTGCAAGCGTAATAATGATGTCGTTTCCCGGTATGGCTTGTTCCACTTTCACCATTCATAGGTTTACCACAGTGACCACAAAACAATTTTGCTGATAATACATAATCTACAACCGCCTTGCCTCTTGCGGGTGCTTTTGCGTTTGTTTTTAATCTCTTTTGCACAGTTTCAAAAATATCATTATCTACGATTGCCGGAACTCCACCCTCAATTCTCAAATCTTTATAGGTGTAAACGCCTATATACCTCTCATTTTTGAACATTGCTCTAAAACTGTTTTTATTAAACTCTGACCCTTTCGCAGTTTTATATCCTTTGTTATTAAACACATCGCAGATTTCACTAACTGTTGCTCCCTCTGCGTACATTTCAAAAGCCTCTCTGACTATCGGGGCAGTTAATGGGTCTATTGCTAATTTCTTATCAACAATTTTATACCCAAGGGGAATATGCCCTCCTATACTATGACATTTATGAGCAGACTCATACATACCTCTTGTTATCTTCTGCGATAATTCCTTTGAATAAAATTCAGCCATTCCCTCTAAGACAGACTCTAAAAGTACACCCTCGGGGTTATCACTTATATTTTCAGTTGCAGAGATAACTCGAACTCCGTTTTTCTTGAGTTTTGCTTTATAAATTGCAGAGTCATATCTATTACGAGCAAAACGGTCTAATTTATATACAACAATGCCTTGCCATTGATGTTTCTCGCTATCGGTTATCATCCTTTGAAATTCTACACGCTTTGTTGTATCGTGAAAAGCAGATAACGCTCTATCTATATAAACATCGACAATATTATAGCCATTAGCATCACAAAATTGTTTACACACTCGATGCTGACCCTCTATAGATTGTTCATTTTGTCTGTCAGAACTATATCTCATATATAAAACAACATCCATAATATCATTTTCCTCTCGGTCTATTTAACAAATTTAGTAAGTGGTTATATTCTACTACTTTTTCAAATGGTATAACTTTTGTATGGATAAACTCATCCGACAAATGCTTTATTCTCCGGTAAATGTCTTTTTTCTTTTGCATCGGATGTATTCATTATATCCTGAATAATTCTCGCACGACCCTCTGCATCGATTGTTCTAAATGTACTCAACAAAAACCTCTCATCCTCTGTTAAATCTAACATTACTTTGAAATGCCTCTGTTCCCAATCTAACATAGCGAGTTCGTAACCCTCTTGCGAAAGAGTCTTAACTGCAAGACTTTCAGTTTGAAACTCGGCATTAGTAAAATATTGGTATTTACCGTCTTTCGCAATAGTCATATCACCGTTATCGTCATAACTAATATCATATTCGTTATCCTCTAACCATTCCACCATTAAACCCATTGTTCTTGCAATTATATCGCTCTCATCAATTTCACCTATTAGATATTCATAAGATACATCAAAATATCTGCAAAGCAAAGATATGTTCTTTTTGCTCGGGTTTGAGATGTTTAGATTGCTGAAAAAGTTTTTACCTACACCACTATCGACTAATGCATCGGTCATAGTCATATTGCGTTCTTTTGCTAATTTAGTAACGATTTCTTTCATCTTTTTAGCATCGATTTTATCCATAGAAAAGCCTCCAATCCTAAATAAGGAAAAATATTTTAATTATTTTCCTAAAAACTATTGACAAATTCCTAAATAGGGATTATAATGGTCTTGTAAACGAAAATAGTTGACAAAATGAGTATAAGAAAAACACCCCGCCCGTTTCTATTTTTAAGCGGAAATTCTCCAATGCTATTTTGTTGGTCGCACATCAATTATAGCATAAGAGTTTCATTTTGTCAACTTGTTTACAAGATTATTTAGAGAGGAGGTAAAGATTTTGCAGAGAGATAGAACTTTTGTTAGAGTGAAACTCGCTGAATACAATCTGACTCAAGTTTGGTTGAGAAACGAACTCGAAAAAAGAGGCGTAATCACAGATAAGACGGAAATGTGTTCAGTTCTCAAAGGTAATCGCAGAGGTGATAAAGCAGAAAGCATAATAAAGAACTCTGTCGAAATCCTTGAGGATTATGAAAGTAAATACGCAAGCAAACCTTAACATCGCTACTCCATTTGAGCATAAATCGATTGTTTCAAAACTATGCGGGGCAGTTAGAAAGTATTTCGATGATGCAGAACATCAGAGGGAATTTCAGGAGTGGTATTTCAAAAAATACGGTGTTCCGTATAAATTCAAACGAAAGGAGGCATATACAGATGCCTACGAAAAAGAAGAAAATCAGCCATAAGAGAATGTATCTTGTGTTTTGGGTGTTTGTATCGGTTGTATTTATTATCGGCTTTTTGTCGGGAATTATAGTGTATTCTTGTTGTCTTAATGATGCAACCATAACTGTTAAAGCAGACACCACTCTCAGAGAAACGGTTGTTTCACTCGGAGAATGTAAATTAACCGCTTATTGTGCTGAAAGATACCCTCATATTTGCAACGATGGGGATGCATCTAAAACATCAACCGGTGTAACTCCCACTGTCGGCAGAACTGTCGCAGTTGACCCCAATATTATCCCCTATGGTAGTAAAGTTATTATTAACGGACATACATACATTGCCGAGGATTGTGACGGAGGAATTAGAGGAAATCGAGTTGATATTCTTTTTGCTACACACCAAGAGGCTTTGGAGTTTGGTGTGCAGTATGCAGAGGTGGCGTATGTTAAAGAGTAAAAAAAAAACCACCGTTGGAGAGGCAACTCCGACACGATGGCAAACTTAAAATCAGTTTATGTAATTTTATCACAAGCGAGGTGATTTGTCAATGAGGATAAAACCTACTGAACATTCCGTTTGTGTAGAGTGTAGGAAACCTATCGGAGATAAACCTTACTTATATACAAAAAGCAGAGGTTATCCACCTACATTTATTCATCAGGAATGTTGGGATAAATTACCTAAATGTAAGGGGAATATTCGTAATGGATAAATGTCCTTGCTATAAATGTGAATTTAGGACTCAATCGTGTCATTCACGATGCAATAAGTATTTGTCGTGGAAAAAGATGCACGATGATGTCAAAGAGCGAGAACGCTCTGAAAAGCAATCAATTTATTATCCAAAAAGGAGATATAGACTATGGAAGAATTAACAAAATTACAAATCGGTGAACATTTTACCTATAAAAATATGGAATGGATATGTCTTGACCATATAAATGGCAATATCCTCGCAATGACCGCAAAGGTATGGCAAGAGTTACCTTTTGATGTTAATAATCATAACGATTGGAACAACTCATCGTTACGCAGAGTTCTCAATAATGAGTTTTTGGAGAAACTCGATAGAAAACACCTCGTTCCATTTAAGCCTGATTTGATGGCAGACAATGGTGACTTACTATATGCTGAAAAAGCAGAGTCGGACTATGTATTTATCCTCTCTTGCGACCAATATCGTAAGTACAGAAAACACATTCCATTATTCGATGAGTGGATGTGGACTTGCACTCCTTGGAATTGCTCCCCGTACTCCGGTAACGGTGACATTGTCCGCTTTGTCTATACTACGGGTAGCATCCACAACAGCATTGCGTACAACAGTAACGGAGTTGCCCCCGCTTGTATATTTTCATCAGAAAATCTTAAATTGTGCCGACAGGCACATTTAGAGGAGATTGACGAGCCGGAGGAGGGTTAATATGAACATTGAAATCGGTTTAAGGGTTCAAATACTCCCCTATGCTGAGTATCGTAACAAATACACGGACTTTGTCGGAACAATCGAGAAAATTCACGGTAATAACTCGATGATGGGGATTAAGTTAGATAATCTCGAAAATCCGAATAGTTCATACGGTTTGTTTTGGTTCTCCAAAGACCATATAAGAGTTATTGATAATAAGGAGGAAAATTTAATGTTAAAAGGTTACATTACGGTTGGAGTAAAATTTATAGAGGGTTCAAACACTGATAGTGAATATTACTACGCTTGTTATGATACAAATATCGCTATTGACGATATAGTAGTGGTTCAATCCGGGCATCACGGACTTGGGATTGCTAAAATCAGCAAGATATTCGATGAGGAAACAGACCTCGTAAAATGTGGTAGAGAAATTGTAGATAAGATAGATTTTTCTGCTTATGAGGAAAGACGAGCAAAGGCTAAGAAACTGACAGAACTCAAGCAATCAATGGATAAAAAAGTGAAAGAATTTCAGGCAAGAGCGATTTATGAAATGATTGCCGAGAAAGACCCCGAAATGAAAACGCTCTATAATGAGTTTATGTCAATGGTCGCACCACAGACAGAGGGTGAAACTCTTGAATAACAAAACTATCGGTAACGATTTTGAAAGTGATTTCTGCAAGATTTTATCTCGCAATGGCTTTTGGGCGTACAATACCATCAATAAAGCGGGAGGGCAACCGGCAGATATTATTGCCGCCAAGAATAATGTACCTTACCTTATCGATGCGAAAGTATGTTCAAAAGATGAGTTTAAGATGGAGCGTATTGAGGAAAATCAAAAAAATGCAATGATGCTTTTCGATATGTGTGGCAACGAAAACAAACTCTTTGCTCTTAAATTTTCCGATGAAAGTATCTATATGTGTGATGGTCTTACCCTAATAATGCTAAAACAAGATAGAAAAACATTATCTAAATCAGAGGTTATTGAAATAGGCAAATCTCTTGATGAGTGGTTGGAGGTGGTTCGGTGATTATTACAAATAATATTATTGTATCGAAAGACGATGTTTTTTACCAAAATATTCTCCAATGGTCTAAGGCGAATTTAATCATCGCTAACCCCGAATACACCAAAAAAGCAAGAATGGGTAAATGGCTCGGCAACACTCCTAAAACCATTACTTATTTCGAGATGGTTGGAGATATACTCCTCTTACCTTATGGGTGTATCGATGTTTTCAAGCAGAAAGGTTGGTTGAAAAACGCAACAGTAGATGTATCGGATGAACCGGATATTGATTTTGGAACACCTCGTTACGAACTGTTTGACTATCAGCAAAAATGTGTGGATGCAATGCTTTCGGTAGATAACGGTGTTTTTATCTCAAAAGCCGGTAGTGGCAAGACAATGATGCTGATTGATTTAATTATCAAAAGGAAAAAGAAAGCACTCGTAATAGTCCATACACACGACCTTTTAACTCAGGTTAAGCGTAGGATAGAAGAATTTACCGACATTAAAGTAGGAACAATTACCGAGGGAAAAATAAACATCCAAGATATAACTGTTGCTACAGTACAGACCCTTTGTAAAATCGACCTTACTAAATATCAATACACTTGGGGAACGGTTGTTTGCGATGAATGTCACAGAATTTGTGGCAATCCTACACAAGTTGCAATGTTTTACAAAGTATTAAGTAAATTGAGATGCTCAGGTAAATTTGGTTGTACTGCAACATTACATAGAGCAGACGGATTACAGATTGTGGCAAATCACCTCTTGGGTAGTGTTAAATATGTGGTTGCGGATGAAGATGTCGCAGATAAAGTAATGACAGTTTTTGTAGTTAAAAGACCTACTCATACCCCATTAAGTGCAGAATGTTTAGATACAGATGGTACATTGCTTTATCAAAACCTGATTAGTTATCTTGGGAAAAATACTCGGAGAAATTTCCTTATATCAAATGACCTTGCGGCAAATGCTGACCACTCTTGCCTTATCCTCTCGGATAGAATTGAACATCTGAAAACTCTTATGTCATTACTCCCTCAGGAGTTGTGCGTGATGATAGATGGAACAATGACATCCAAGAAAAAGAAAGAAGAACGACAACAAGCATTGGATGATATGAGGAGTGGCAAAAAACATTATTTGTTTGCGACCTATCGTTTAGCGAAAGAGGGATTGGATATACCAAGGCTTGACCGACTATTTTTAACTACTCCCCAAAAGGACTATGCGATAGTAACTCAAGCCATCGGTAGAATTAGTCGTATATTTAAGGACAAACCTGACCCTATTTGCTATGACTATGTAGACGATATTGCATATCTCGCAAACGCTTATAAAAAAAGATGCTCACATTATAGAAAAGGTGGTTGTCAAATTTTAGGAGGTGTTTACGATGAGTGATGTTGTCAAAGTAAGTTGGAGCGGAGGTAAAGATAGCACTTGTGCAGTTCTGAAACATTTGGAAAAAGGTCACAAGGTAAAAGCAGTTTACTATGTGCCTATGTTTACTGAAACTATCCCTCTCATCTTAAAGCAACATTATGAGTTCATTCAAAACACTGCTGAATATTTCAAATCTTTGGGTGTAGAGGTTTTTCGGGCAGAGGGTATAACTTATGTCGATTATGTTCAAAAACGCTCCTCACGAGGCAAATTCAAGGGTAGAATGTTCGGTTTCCCATTATTTTTCAGAGGTAAATGTGGTTTTAATCGTGACTCAAAATCAAAAGCCTTATCGTTATGTGATGTAGGATATTTCGATTATGAAGATATAGGGATTGCCGCAGATGAAAAACATAGACTTAGTCAATTAAATGTTCATAAACGCTCTATTCTCAATGAACTTGGTATTACAGAACCAATGGCAAAACTTGAGGTCAGTTCGAGAGGTTTATTATCTCCTCATTACTGTGATTATAGCAGAGATGGATGTGCGTTATGCCCTAATGCTACTCCACGAGAGAGAGAGCAATGGTTTAGTGATTACCCTGAGGCAGTTCCCATACTCGAAAATTTGCAAGAAATTGTCAAAAAGGAAAGACCGGGGCAATATCCTCTCCGAAATCACGAATGGTTTTTATAAAGGAGCAAACAAAAATGATTACAGTAAATGAATTATTTGCGGGAATAGGTGCTTTTCGTAAAGCACTAATGAGAGCAAACATACCTTTTGAAATTGTTGGAATATCCGAAATAGACCCTTACGCAATTAAATCCTATGAGGCGATATATGGAGATACATACAACTACGGTGACATCTCCAAGATAGACAAATTGAAATATGCTGATTTATGGACTTACGGGTTTCCTTGTCAGGATATATCAATAGCGGGTCTTAAAAAAGGGATGATACACGGTGAAACTCGCAGTGGGTTATTGTATGAGGTGCAAAGATTACTCTGCATCGCAAAAGACCAAGGAGAACTACCAAAATACCTAATACTCGAAAATGTCAAAAATCTTGTTGGTAAAAAGTTCAAACAACAATTTGAGAGTTGGTTAGAGTGGCTCGATGCCCTTGGTTATAACTCTTACTATCAGGTAATGGATGCTTGCGATTACGGTATTCCACAACATAGAGAGAGAGAGTGATTGTTATGAGCATAAGAAAAGATTGCGACAAAAACTCTTTCGCTTTTCCGAAACCCGTTCCTTTACAGAATACGCTCTATAACATTTTGGAAAAAGATGTACCGGACAAATACTTTATTTCTCAAAAGATGTATGAATATCTCACAACTGCATCATTCAGACAAGATGCCGATACTATCCAAAAAGGAGATATATGTAAATGTTTGAGAGCCGGTAGTGGTTGCATCCCTTGTGTAATTGACGAAAGAGGCGTTAGAAAAATAACCCCTATAGAGGCTTGGTTGTTAATGGGTTTTGATAAAAATGATTGCGAGAAAGCAATGCAAGTTGTGTCCGATACTCAATTATATAAACAAGCCGGCAACTCAATCGTGGTAAATATACTCGAACTCATTTTGAAAAACCTAATCCCTACTGAGAAACCCTCAAGGAGAGATTTATCAGAATGGCTCGACTCTATATTGGAGGTGGGTGCTTGAGATTTATAATCTTTGACTTAGAGGTGTTTGCCTATGATTGGATAGTTGTTTTCAAAGAGGTCGGTACAAACAATAGAGCGATTTTCCATAATGACAACGAGGGAGTCTGCGAGTTTCTAAAACAAGACGATGCTATGTTTGTTGGGTATAACAATAAGCACTATGATAACTATATAGCAAAAGCGGGTTCTTGTGATTGGTCGCCTCGAGAAATAAAACAACTCAATGATTTTATAATCAATGGTGGCGAGGGTTGGGAATATCCTCCACTGAAAAATGAGTATTTCAGATTTAATTCTTGTGACCTTTTCGATGATGTTCAACAAGGTCTATCGTTGAAAGCAATCGAGGCACATCTCGGAATGGATATTGAAGAAACCGAGGTTGATTTTAATATTCAAAGACCTTTAACGCCCGAGGAAATAGAAAAAACAATCCGATATTGCTCACACGATGTCGATGCTACCGAGGAACTTTTCAACCTCAGAAAATCTAATTATTTACAGACTAAAATCAATTTGGGAAATCGTGCAAATATATCGCCTGAAAAATCTCTTTATGCTACAAATGCTAAACTCACTGCAATGATGCTTGGAGCAGTAAGAAAAGAGTGGGATGATGGTAGAGATTATGTGTACCCAAAGAACTTAGATTTATCCGTAATACCAAAAGAGATATTGGATTTTTTTGAAACCATCCACGATATGAGCATACCGGATGAACAACTTTTTAGAACCTATCTTGATATAGAAATAGGTGGTATGCTCTGTAGATACGCTTGGGGTGGTGTTCACGGTTCGTTATTGTGTTACCACGAAGAAGAAACAGAAAATCGTGTGATACAAAACCGAGATGTTTCATCGCTTTATCCATCGTTGATTGAGATTTACAAATATCTTTCACGAAATGTACCGAACCCTCAGTTATTTTATGATATGAGGAGTGATAGATTACTCGCAAAGCGTACCGGAGATAAAGAAACTGCAAACGATTTGAAATTACCATTAAACACAGTTTCGGGTGCTCAGGAAAACAAATATAACGATTTGTACGACCCTCTCTCAACTCGGTCAATGAGAATTTCAGGACAGTTATTTCTAACCGTTTTAACGATGCGACTACTGAAAGCGTGTTCGACCATTAAATTATTAAATCTTAATACAGATGGTCTTATGTATTCCGTAGACAAGTCTGAATTACACATCGTTGAGAGAATTGCAAAAGAATGGGAAGAAGAAACCAAATTTGAGTTGGAAACCGATAATATCTCTAAAGTATGGATTAAAGATGTAAACAACCTACTCTTTGTCAATACCGATGGTAAGATTAAAAAAGTCGGTGGCTATCTCAACTATGGTATCAGTATGAAAGGTGCTTGGAGCATAAATAACAATTTTACCATCGTAAAAGATGCAGTTGTCGATTATTTTACCAAAGGTGTACCTCTTGAGGACACAATCAATGCTTGCGATACCCCTCTCTCTTTTCAGATTGTTGCGAAAGCGGGTTCAAAGTATTCAGCCGCATTTCATTATATCGATGGTGAGAAAGTACCTATCCAAAAGGTAAATCGTGTTTATGCTACAAAAAACAGACGGTATGGCACTCTTGTTAAAGTTCACGCATTAAAAGGAAACGACAACAAAATAGGTGGACTCCCCGACCATTGTATTGTGGATAACAACAATACGATAGATATTACCGAAATCGATAAGAATTGGTATGTCAGAATGGCACAAAAATATGTCGATGATTTCCTCGGCATATCTCGAAAGAGAAAACGAGGTAACACTCGAAAAATCAATAGTATAAAAAAACAAATATTAAAATTATTGGAGGAATGACAAATGGCAGAAAGCAAAAAAGAAACAATGTCGATTTTTCAGAAATTGGCAAAATCAAGATTGGATTTTATTAAGGCGGATGTAAAGAAAACCGGTATCAATCCACAAGCAGAGTTTGAGTATTTTGAACTCAAAGATATTGTACCCACTGCGACAAAAATCCTTTTTAACAACGGTCTTATCTTTGTGGTGAGTTTTCCTGATGGAGTTCCTACGGGAACATTGTATGACTTTGACTCTGAGGCAACGATTGTTTTCAACTCACCGAAAACAGAGGGTGATTTACTGAGTATCAAGGGTAACAAGATAATGATGGATATTCAGGGAGAGGGAGCAAAGCAAACCTATCATCGCCGCTACCTCTATATGCAGATGCTTGACATTGTTGAGCAAGATACAATCGATGGTGCAAAAGAGCCTTTGGTAACCACAAGTAATACAACGAGTTCACCCAAAGCCCCCGTGACCGATGAAAAAAGAGCAGAAATCAAAAAAGAGGTAACCGATAGTAAAGGTCAGGCAGAACCCGTACAGATTGAGCAGTTAAAGAAAGCCTTGGCAATGTTAAATAAGGCTGACCCTACACAAGAGGAGTTCATTCAGGAAATTTGTGTTAAGACCAATAATTTCACCGAATTGACAAAGGATGCGTGTACCAAACTTATTCTTAAAGTTGGTGAACTTATCGACCAAGTAAAGGAGGAAAACTAATATGTCTAAAATTACTTGGGATGAAAAATGTATAAAAATTACTCCCCCGAAAAGAACAAAAAAATTAACTGCTACTCGATTTGCTACGGTTCTCGGGTTAAACCCTTGGTCAACCCCCTTTGAGGTATGGTGCGAGGTTACAAAGACCTATCAGAAACCTTTTGAGGACACCATTTACACCATAGCGGGTAAAACAATCGAACCTAAGCAGATTGAATATATGCGTAAGGCATATTTTATGACAAACCTCAAGACTCCTACTGATATTTACGGTAAAGATTATTTTAACAAAACCTTTGGTGATTTTTATGGCGATGTAGAGGTTCTTGGAGGTATGTGGGATAGTTTGCTCTATGATGAAAACGATAAACCCGAAACCGTAATAGAGTTCAAAACTACGAAAAGAGCGGAAGATTGGCAAGACGATATTCCTGAATATTACGCTCTCCAAGCCGCATTATACGCATATCTGCTCGGTATTGATAATGTCATTATGGTAGCATCGTTTTTAGACCCTGATGATTACGAAAACCCCGATGATTTTGTACTTACATCGGATAACACCATTACATTCTCTTTCAAACTAAGTGAGAGATACCCTGATTTTGAAATAAATTATGTTGCTCCCGCTCTACAGTGGTGGAACGACTATGTTAAAACGGGAATTTCACCTGAATTTGATGAGAAAAAGGATGCAGAAATTCTCAAAGAACTCCGAAAGAACACACTCTCTCCCGATACTGATATAAAAGCACTTATCGAGGAGGCAGATGCAATACAGTTGGAGTTGGATGAGTTATCTGCAAAAAGTTCCGAAAAAGAAAAGCGTTTGAAAACGATAAAAGAAATTGTAAAAAAACACGCTATCTCTCAGTTTAGGGATGGTGATACAAAAGTAGAAATATCCGGCTCAAAATACATTTGGACTATCTCAAAGGTATCATCGAGTGGTATCGACAAAAAAGCATTAGAAATGGATGGATTACTTGAAAAGTATTCAACCATCTCTGATACATATAAAATTCAGCCAAAATTAAAGGAGGAAAATTAAAATGGCAAGTATAGGTTTATCATCCGGTTTTACCCTTATTCCTGAGGGTAGACACATTTTTAAAATTGTAGGTTGTACTTACAAAGAAAAATTTGGAAAAATTGAGGTAAAACTCGAAACAAAGAATGGTCAAAAACACACAGAACGATATGATGTGAGCAAAGATGGAGGTCTTAATGCGTTCTCATATTTTGCTAAAACTGCTCTCAATAATTTCGATTTGACAGAAATTGACCACGAGGATTTAATCGGGCATTATATCGATTGTGAGGTTGTGCATACAACTCAGCCGCATCGTGATGACCCTGAAAAAACTGTGACTTTCGTAAACCTTGGTGACAAGGCTCCGGCAGATGGATTTGGAGAAAACGGTCAAGATACTCCATCTCCAAAGGCTAAATCTACCGAAACATCGAAAGTGAAACCCGACTTATCGTTCCTCGATGATTAAGTAAATATGGGAGGGGTGGTAACTCCATCCCTCCTGAAACTACAAGGAGAGTTTTTATGATAAATGCAAGTGAATTTTCAAATAAAATGCAAAATTATATTTCCCCACATTTTATATCGTGGTTGATGGAAAATGGCTTTTTTAATGCCCCGGCATCTACCAAATATCACGGAAATGTTGAGGGTGGATTATATCAACACTCAGAGGCAGTAATGGATGTTTTGGTAGATTTTACAAACAGAGGGTTAATATCTTGGGAACACCCTCGTTCTCCTTATATTATAGGAATGTTTCACGACCTCTGTAAGATTGACCAATATAGACATCCCGAGAAAGGTCACATAATTGATGGTTCTACGGTGGTTGACAACTCCACTTGGGAATATAATCCTAACACATTATATAAAGGTCACGGGGAAAAATCAGTATTACTCTTATCTCAATTTATGTCACTCACTCCCGAGGAGGTTGCTTGTATCACCTATCATATGGGAGCGTTCACAGATAAAGAAGATTGGAAATACTACTCTGCGGCAGTAGAACAATATCCCACTGTTTTATGGACTCATACCGCAGATATGATTGCATCTAAAATTATGAAATTATAGGAGGTAACTACAATGAAATTAAAAGCAATCGATGGTAAAGTAACATTTTTAATGGTAACGGGAAAAGACCTTGTGAAATCTCAGATGCCTATTAAAGATGCTGAGGAAATAGTTAAAAAAGGAAAAATCGAGAATAGTAAACTCCACAAAGGTTTTCCGATGTGTGTAGATAACACATATTTCTTTGAGGCAGTTGAAACCGAACCAAAGACAAAAGGTTCTAAAAAATCCGTAGAAAGCGAGTAATTATTATGAGATATGATACCCTCCCACCTGATTTATTAAAACTCAATCAGTGGGTAAATATTTGGAACAACAGTAAAATACCTATGCAATCTCAAATTCGTGAGTGTGCATCATCTGTAGACCCTGAAACTTGGAGTGATTTTGAAACTGCAAAACAAGCGGTATTAGATAAAAGATATGACCATCTCGGTTTTGTTTTTGCTGACAATGGTATTGTTGGGATTGATATTGACGATGGCTTTACAGATGATGGATTATTGTCTGAACTTAGCATAGATATTATGAGGTTATGTGAGTCCTACACAGAAAAATCACGGAGTGGGAGAGGTATTCATATCTTGGTCAAGGGCGATTTACCATTTAGAGGTCGTAATAATCGAAAAGGTGTTGAAATATACAAATCAGGTCGCTATTTCATAATGACGGGGCAGACTCTTGTTTATCATAATTTGATAGAAAATCAAGAGGCAATAGATGCGATTGTCGCTAAATATTTCCCCGAACTAATTGGTGAAAACAAATACGAAAAAGCACCCGTAATATATCAACCCGTGTTCTTACCTCCGGTAGATGGGAAAATATCATTAAGACCGATATATCCACCTATCCCCGATGGATGCAGAAATATATCCCTAACCTCATTGGCGGGAACATTACATAATGTTGGATATAGTTACGAGCAAATTTATGATGAACTCATATACGCCAATAGAGTGGCTTGCAAACCACCACTTGATGAATATGAGATAAACACTATAGTAAACAGTATTACAAGATATAGGAGGTATAGATGATGAATAGAACAGAAATACTCGATGCGGCAGAAAAATATGTTTGTGGGGCAAGAGAACAAGACTATGGCTCACCTGAGGATAATTTTCAAACAATCGGTGATTTATGGTCAATTTATTTGAGAGCATCTCATCCCGAATTGTCAAAAGTTCTGCCTATGAATGGTATAACCCCCAAGGATGTTGCAGTGATGATGGCACTCTTAAAAATTGCAAGAATAGCAACGGGGAAATCCATTGATAGTTTTATCGACCTTGCGGGATATGCCGCTTGTGCGGGCGAGATTTCCGATAAAACAAACATCCCATCAAACGATGGAGGTGTAATCTCTAATGGCTAAAAACACACAAAACTATGAGGCATCTATGTTTTTACAATTAAAAGATGGTCGTTATATGACAAACGAGAAACAAGCGGAAATTTTCTCGAAAATCATAAAAGAAAGACCACATTTCAGTTCCAATTATAAATGGGATGAAAAATCTCTCGCTGAACTCTTTGCAAAATGCTATAAAAATTGTCGCAAATATTGCCCCGAGGCAAAAGAATGGTTTATATATGATGGCTCAAAATGGGTGCGTGATGTCGGTTCTCCTGAGATACATAAAACTCTTAAAGAGTTTACCGACTTGATGCAATTATATTGTAATGAAATTCCCGAAGATGATGAGGGGTTGTCCGGTGCTTATAAAAAATTTATTGCAAAAATGGGTGACCGTAGGGTTCGAGATAGAATTTTGAAAGATGCTCAGGATGAAATGAGCATCCCTATCGCAAAATTCGATAGTAACCCATATTTGATAAATTGCGAAAATGGAACTTACGATTTAAGTGAGGGTGAGTTCAGAGAGCATAACGCAAATGATTATTTGACAATGATTACAAACTGTTATTATCCTCTGCCCTCTCAAAAATTATCTTTCCCGAGGTGGTCAGAATTTATAGACGAAATCACTTGTGGAAAAAAAGATATTGCTAAATATATTCAAAGAGCATTGGGATATAGTATATGTGGAGAGGCAAAAGAGGAATGTATGTTCATTGCGTATGGTAAAACAACTCGTAATGGTAAAGGAACTCTTTTTAATACAATCTATGATATTTTAGGAGATTACTCTGCGACAATGCCCGCATCTTTTATATGCTCAAGCCATAGAGGTGGAGGTTCTTATGATAGAGCAAACCCAATGTTAGCAAGACTCAAAGGAAAACGATTTGTCACTCTTTCGGAGTCTGAGGATGCCGGTAAACTTGATGAGGCTCTCATTAAGAATTACACCGGTAATGACCCTATTACAACAAGAAATCTTCACGAAAAAGCATTTGATTTTATACCTCAGTTCAAAATGTGGCTCAGTTGTAATTCCCTACCCGCAGTATATGATAAATCATTATTTTCCTCAGACAGAATTAGAATTGTTGAATTTAACAGACATTTCGATGCATCATCTCGTGATACAACTCTAAAACGCCAATTCAAACAAGAGGATGCGAAAGCAGTTATTTTCAAATGGCTCATAGATGGTTATGTAAATTATCACTTAAAAGGTTTAGCAGAACCAAAATCTATATGGGAGTCTGTTGAACAATACGAGAAAAAAACTGATATTATCGGGTTGTTTGTTGAGGAAAAATGTTTACTCGGTGAAGAAAACAAAGTTGGTCGTGGTGACCTCTATACTGCATACAAAACTTGGTGCAGAACAAATGGACTCCCGAATATGAGTTCTCCAAAATTCAAAGAAAATATGGAAAAATATGCCCGAGCAGTAACTATCAAAGGTTCTCAATATTGGAAAGGTATAGCAATCAATAATTCAGGAAATATAACGATAAAATAGGAGGGATTAAGATGTCAAATAAAAAAGTTACCTCTACAGATGAGGCAATAAAAACTGTAACCGAGTCTAAGAGAAAATGGGTATCAAACCCTCAAGAAAATTTTGGTCAGGAGGGTATTCAACCGGGAGATAATGCAAAATACCTTAGACACGCTCTAATGGGATTGGATTTACCACCTATCGACCTCGATAGTGATGAGCAAGTCCAAGACCGAATTATGTGGTATTTCAACCACTGTGCAGAAAATGATATGAAACCTACTGTAACCGGTATGGCAAATAGCCTTGGCATTTCAAGGAGTACATTATCCGATTGGAGTAATGGCTCTCGCAGAGGAAAAACTGACAATCGAACTCAGATTATTCAGCAAGCGTACAATGTCCTTGGTGAACTTTGGGAGGATTATATGTTGAATGGTAAAATCAATCCGGTTAGTGGTATTTTTATTGGTAAAAATCACTTTGGATATACCGACAAATCTGAGGTTGTTATCGAACCTAAAAATCCCCTCGGTGAAATGGATAATCCTGATGATATTAAGCAGAGATACCTCGAAAGCACTGTGGAGGATTAAAATATGAGTGAATTTGAAAAAGCAAGGAACTATTTACAAATCGCACTATCCTCTGCGGCACAATCGAGCGATGATTATGGTGTAAATCAATCGGGATATTATGAAATAATTGCGGCAATTAAGGCTCTTAACAAGCAGATACCCACTAAACCCGAGTACGAGGGCGATGGATATGACGAGAATGGCAACCTTATTTATGATATGGCTAAATGTCCTAACTGTGGGAATGATGATTTTGAATATGACATAAATAATTGGGGATGCCAATTTTGCCCTGATTGTGGTCAGGCGTTAGATTGGAGCGATAACGAGTGAGCAAAAGACAAATCCCTTGCCCTAAGTGTGGGTTAATGTATTCAAGTTATTGTTGTGGATGCAAATACCAAATTTATGGGCAAGGGTTTATCCCTATAAAGGAGAAAAGGAAAAATGGAAAAAGAAAAATCGATTAAAGAACTCGCAAAAGATTTGTGTAATGATTGTGCAAACGGATGTGATTGCAAATATTATAAAAATAACGAGGTGTGCGATGCCGCACTTGACCAAGCGAGAGGACTCTACAACGAGGGTTATATAAAAGAAAAACGAGGCAAATGGTTACAAGAGTGGGAACTTGAAAAAGGTTTTGAGGATAACAGTGAAATCCCTTATATAAAGTGTTCTCTTTGCGGAAATGTAGAGTGGCATTTAGAGATAGGAAGAAATACACTCCCGAACTATTGTTCTAATTGTGGTGCAAAAATGGTAGGTGATAGTTAATGCTCTATGCTATAAGAGAAAAGAAATCAGGAATTTATATTTGTGGTACAGATTTTAATGATTGCCCTCCTACCCAAAGGTTATGCGATGAGGATGGTTATACTACACCTCTGCTCATATCAGAATTTTCTTTAGATGTTGAACTCAAACGCAGACAAATAGATAAAACCTTGTATGATGTTTGTGAGGTCAAAGTTGTCGATATAGAAAAATTTGATTATGGTATTGTAAAAATCTCTCATAGACTTGATATAAATAAACCTATAAATCACGAGAAAATCACCCTCGAAAGATGTATCAGGATGGGAATGGTACATAAGACAAAATTTGACTCGGATTGGTGGGAGTTTCAAATTTGCTATAAGGATAGTAAAAATCAGTTAAAATGCTCTGTCTATAAAGTAGATGATTACTGTATATCGATAGAACATAAGGGTGATATGCAAATTTCAATATAAGGGGTGAAATAATTTGACCGTTAATATTCTTGGTACGGACTATAAAATAATCGTTTCTGATGATAGCAAAGATGTAAAACTCAAATCTTTAAGTGGCTACTGCGATGATACCTCTCATAAGATTGTTGTGTCTGATATTGAGTATGACGAACTCTCGAAAGAAAATTTGACCGTATGGCAAAAGAAAGTCATAAGGCACGAGATTGTTCACGCTTTCTTATCTGAGAGTGGTCTTGCAAACAATAGCGATTGGGCGAATAATGAGGAAATGATTGATTGGATTGCGATGCAAGGACTTAAATTATATGATGCTTGGAAGAAAGCAAACGCAGTATAAAATTTTGAAAAATTTGATTTGGAGGGTAGCGATTTTGCTATCCTCTTTTTAATATTTTGACCGTAAAAATTTGACACAGAGATAAAAATTTGAAATTTTGATACCGAAATTTTGACCGTGTATGTGTGGCAAAATTTGATACAAAAATTTGATTTTAAGAATTTGATAGTCGATTTTACCTCCACCATTATATCAAAAGTCCACCCCTTTCAAAGTCTTATATGGTGAGGCTTTCGGGGTTTTAGGGTTGAGGATATTATATATTGTATATATTTTTCTCTTATATATAGTATATATAGAAAAAAAGTATAAAGGTGGACTATAAACTCCACCCCGCGAAAATTTGACCGAAAAACTAAAAAATTTGACCGCAGAGTTGAATAAAAAAGTCGGGTTATCTTTCGGCTTTCTTTTCTCGCTCGGTTTGTTGTTTCCTCGGATGCTCTCGCCCTCTCTCTGATACACCCCCCCCGCCCACCAAAAACACGCAAAAAAAAAAAACACCCTGAACGGATGCACACACAGATAGATAAAAAGAACGCCGCCGGGGGTCGTTCCTCGGCGGCTTTGCGTTTATCTAATTTTAGTGGCTTTTAATATGATTATAACCGGAGCAAGCAACAAATAAATCATTTTTTAACCCCTCCGCAAGTATCAAATAATATAATATATTGATGTTTTATTTCAGGAGCGTTAGAACAATAACACCCGCCTATATATACATTTTTAAATAATTTTAATATTTGCGATTGTTCGGGCGTTAATGGTTTATCTAATATATAGCGATAACCTCGACCCCGTTCGGGTGTTTTTATTCTTAAAAATGAAAAATAACTAATATTATTATCAATTAAATCTTTCAATGTTGCTTTAATTCTTTTCATCGTGTATCCTCCTTTTTATATTTCCATTTCTGCGAATTGTTTTAACTCTGCCGTTATTCTTTCGGGCGTGTTTGCGAACTTGTTTAACCATTCTGAAAAATGAATTGATAAATAATGTTCAAGGTTTTCGAGGTTCTGCGGCTTTCCTGCGATGGTTTGCAGAGCTTCGCAAAACTGTTTTGCGGTTGTTTTGAATTGATATAACATTTTTATTCCTCCTCTGCTGCCGCTTCTAATTCATCAAAAAGGGCGGTTAATTCTTCGTCATTGTCGATAGAATCAATATAACTGCGGTTTTCGCTTATTGCTTCAACGGCGTAATTGTCGAGATGTGAGGAATAATCTTTATAATCACTTGATACCAAATTACCATAACCGTTATAATAAAAATAGTCTCGGTTCGGGTTAAATTCTCCGTAAGTCTTGTTGCCGCTGCTATCGGTTGTATATGTGTCATCATCTCGCCCATAATAGGCACGGCGTAAAATTTCGAGGGGGTCAGAGTCTCTATAAAACTCGTCTAATTCATCCATTGAATAATAGCGGTTATCTCCTAAATATCCGTTATATCCGTCTAACTCTTCCATACAATCATTAAAAACATCTTCGTTATTTTCAAAATATGCGATAATATCCGCTATAATATTTTCGGTTGTTCTTTTCTTGGTCTCTGTCATTTTCTTACCCTCCTATTATGCTATATTAAATTGGTACTTAAATTCGTTAATGTGCCGTTGTCGTGTTCAATTACTTTGGCTTTTCCGTAAAAGCTCTTGCGGCTGTCCTTCATAGGTGTAAGTTCGTAAATCCTCATTTTGTAATACCTCCATTATAGTATTGATTTTGTGCCGGGTCTGTGCTATAATAGAGGAGCAGCCGCCCGGCGTGGGCGTGTTGTGTGGGCTTTCGCTTCTGTGCTTTGGTCGGCTTGGAGCGTTAGCCCTTTTCTATTACACTATTATTATACACTATTTGCATTTACTTGTCAATAGTAAATACAAAAATAATTCAAGATTTTATACAAATATTTTATAAAACGCCGCCGGGGTTCGTTGGTTCAGGTGGTCGGGAGTGGGTCGGAGCGGCGGAGGGGGTCGGGGGATATATCAAAAACACAGAGGGCGGGGTTAGCCTCGTAACCACTCTCAAAAATAAAAAGAAAATATTTGCATAAACCTATTGACATTTGCATAAACTTATGCTATATTAAATACAAGAGGTGAACGAAATGGAAATATTCAAAAATGCAATAGGCTATATTAGAGTCAGCACCAAAGGTCAGGCGAAGGATGATAAGTATGGTATAGATATTCAAAAACAAGCAATCCTTTTGTATGCTAATAACAATGGTTATAACATAGTTGATTGGAAGATAGACGATGTTAGTGGTGCCAAGGATGAGCGTGAGGCTCTTGATGAAATCTTATATAGTGATGCAATCAGCAATCCACCATACGAGGCAGTCATCGTTTTTAAGAACGACCGAGTTGCGAGAGATACCAAATTATATTTTTACTATATGTATGTCCTCGAAAAACGAAATATCAAGTTGCTTAGTGTTGAGGAAAAATTCAACGAGGGTGATGAGTTTGCAAATATTTATAGAGCATTGTTACAGTTTGTCGCAGAGCAAGAGAGAAAAAACATCGCTTTAAGAACAAGTAAAGGTCGTAGTCTGAAAGCATCTTGTGGAGGATATAGTGGTGGTAGATGTCCTTATGGTTATAAAGTAATGGGAGGCAGACTTGTTATCAACGAGGATGAGAAACCGATTGTTGAATATGTCTTTGCTGAGTATGCTAAAAATAAACCAATGCTTACTATCGCAGACGATTTGAATGATATGGGATATAAAACTCGTAAGGGAACTAAATTTCAAAACACGAGTGTTAGGAGTATCATCAACAATGAACCTCTCTATAGAGGAATGTATAAATATGGTAAAACAATGAATTGGGTTAAAGGTGTTCACGAACCAATCTTAGCCGAGGAGGAATAGTATGAGTTATAGAAAAAGAAAGAGATATGAACATACTTGTTTTAGGGATGCTTTTGAGATATTTTATTTTATAGCAATCTGCATTGGTACAGTTCTAAATTTAATCGGTTATTTCGTTAAGTGCGTAGTATGGTGCATCGCAAAACTTATAATTTTTATTAAGAACTATCATAGTCAACGGGAGGCGTGTCAGAATGTATGAAACAACATCGATATTGGATTTGGATTTCTATACAAGGTTTTTTACTGAATATTTGAAAACACCTAAACTCAGGCTTAACAGATGGATAATTCTTATATCTTGTAACATTTTTATAATTGCTATTTTTATGTTGCTTTTCATAAGCACTCGAAAAATAATGGCTATTATATTATGGTTAATTATTTTGATAGGTTCTAATATTCTTTTTTATAAAACAATAAAAAATCAACCCATTAAGGCGGCAAGGAATGTATTAAGACCTCAGAAAGAGTTGACCGGACACGATAGTATTCAGTATGTAACACATCTTGAGGAAAATGGAATATATATTGAAAATATCTATTCAGGTTCAAAAGGAACAGTAGAGTTTCAAAACATAATTAGATTTATGGATGTATGTGGATATTACATTTTAATAACGACATCCGGTGCTTTAATTCCCATCAATAAAAACGCTTTATCAGAAAACGAGCGAGTTGATTTTATCAACGATATAAAATCTAAACCTACTAAAATACAATGGAATAATTAAATCAGCCTTACATAAAAAGTTGTAAGGAACGGTCAATAAGGACTTTGAGTATTACGCTCAGAGTCCTTATTTTATTATCAGGAGGTATATTATGAATTACAAATTTAATTTTAGTGAAATTGGAGAAAAAAACGAAAAGACTTTTGTATCGCTCTTTCGTATGTATAATAACGATTTGAAACGATACAGTGAGAGATTGAGAGAAAATCCAATCAGGGAAAAGGATATTTACGAAAACTATGTGAATGACCCATCATTGTATAAACTTTATATAAAAGATGGCAGAACAATCGTTGGATTTATTGTTTTACAGTATGTATATGAATTAGAAACTCCGGCGTGGTATATTGTAGAGTTTTATATTATGCCAAGGTTTAGACATAGAGGGTATGGAACTCGTGCAGTAGAGAGTTTCTTGGATAAATATGATGGAGATTTCTTTTATTATGTTTTGAAAGAAAACATCCCCGCTCAAAAGTTTTGGTCTAAAATGACAGAAAAATTCAAACTGAACGAGGTTAAACGAAATGATATAAGTGAGTTGGATGATTGTTATACACATTCTTTCAGGAGGTAATGTATGAATAATAAACAACTTGTTTCAAAAATTTTTGGAGAAATAAAAAGGACTCCTACAAATATTCAAGCATATACAGATGCATTTAATATTTGTCGCACAATCGAAAATGATGATAAAGAATTTTCACATATAAAAAATCGAGAACTGAGAGGATTAATTTCCAAGGCGATGAGATTACCTACAACAAAGGATATATCGATATTGTTTGAGTTATATAAAAAAACTCTTTTGTTTGATGCCCCCTACTCTTTCGATAGTTATATGTTGTATCTCGAAATAAATCGTGACCCAAGGGAAAGGTTTTATCAACCTCGCAGAAAAGTATTGAAACCGGCAGTTGATATGATACAAGATTTGGTGGATGATAAACTCGATGAGGGATTTCTCGCACAACCTCCAAGAACGGGAAAAACAACTCTACTTATGTTCCTACTGACTTGGCTTATAGGAAAGAATAGTGAAAACTCAAACCTTTATTCTGCATATTCCGATACAATTACAAAAGCGATGCATAATGGTGTGCTTGAAATTATAAATGACCCCGTTACATACGCTTGGAAAGATGTATTTCCCTCTGCTAAAATCGTGCAGACTAATTCTCAGGATGAAACAATCAATATTGATAGAAAAAAGCGATACCCCTCTCTTACTTGTAGGTCATTGTATGGTACGCTGAACGGTGCGTGTGATTGCAATGGTTTTGAAATTTCCGATGACCTTATCGGAGGTATTGAGGAGGCATTAAACAAAGATAGACTAATGGCGGCGTGGAGTAAGGTCGATAACAACCTCCTCCCTCGTGCTAAGGAAAAAGCAAAGATTTTATGGTGTGGTACAAGATGGTCAATTATTGACCCCGCCGGTATCAGAATGGATTTATTAGAGAATGATGAGAAATTCAAAAATCGTAGAGTTAGAGTTGTCAATTTGTCTGCTCTCGATGAAAATGATGAGAGTCAGTTCGATTATGACTATGGAGTAGGTTTTACTACTGAGTATTATCATCAGAGGAGAGCATCATTTGAGAGGAATAACGATATGGCATCTTGGCAAGCACAGTATATGGGTGAACCAATAGAGCGTGAGGGTGCTTTGTTTACCCCAAACGATTTGCGTTATTACAATGGCGAGTTGCCTGAGGGTAATCCCGATAGAATATTTATGGCAGTAGACCCGGCGTTTGGTGGTGGAGATTATGTCGCATCCCCCGTTTGCTATCAATATGGTGATGATATTTATGTTCCCGATGTTGTTTATGATAATGGCGATAAGAAAATAACACAACCTCTGCTCGTGAATATGGTTTTGAAACATTCAACACAAGCGATGCAGATAGAGGCAAATAAATCAACCGAGTCTTACAAAGAGGGTGTGGAGTCAAAATTAAGAGAACATAACTATAGACTTAATATCACATCTAAAGCCGCTCCATCGAACAGAGCAAAGTGGGAACGAATATTCGATAAAGCACCTGATATTAAAGAACGAATGATTTTTCTTGAAAGTGGAAAAAGAACCCGTGAATATAGTTTGTTTATGCAGAATGTTTTTTCTTATAAGATAATAGGCAAGAATAAAAACGATGATGCTCCCGATAGTTTAGCGATGGCTATGGATATGGTACATAATCCTCTTGGTCGCATAGAGGTATTCAAAAGACCGTTCTAAAAAGTAAACAACTATGGTTTACAATCAGCATTGCAAACATTGTAGTATAGAGATATTTGCAGTATAATTTAATAGTAAAGATAGAATTTTTAAGGGAGGTGATTTTCGTGGTAAAAGTGGCGATGGATGGTAGACGGGTTATCTATACGGATGTGGATGAGATTACGCCCGATAATATTTTCGATGTGCTGAGAAAAGCGTTGATAATTCATTCTCAAAACTTACACGAAATCAACTTCTTATACAGATACTATCGTGGTAGGCAAAGCATACAATCGAGGAAAAAGAATGTTCGACCTGAGATTTGTAATAAACTAACCGAAAACAGAGCAAACGAAATCGTTTCTTTCAAAGTCGGTTATCTTATGGGAGAACCAATACAATATGTCAATCGTGGTGAGGATGCGAATGTAAGTTCCGCTATAAACGCATTAAACGAGATGATGTTGTTGGAGGGTAAGGCTTTCAAGGACAAAGAACTTGCGGATTGGATGCACATTTGTGGCACATCTTATCGTATTGCTTTACCGAGAAAGATGGTTACAGAGGATGATGCTCCTTTTGAGGTATATACACTTGACCCTCGACACGCTTTTGTTATTTACCACAGTGGACTCGGCAATAAACCGGTTGCCGGCGTAAAGTATGTTGTAAAAGAGGACAACTCTATTATTTATAGCGTATGGACTGATAATTGGTATTATGAGATATATGATGGTAATATTACTAACTTTATCATCGATGAGAATGGTAATAAACTTTTAGGTGAACCGACATATTACGGTCAGATACCAATTATAGAATATCCTTTGAATAACGCTCGTTTAGGTGCATTTGAAATTGTTTTACCAATTCTTGATGCAATAAATGAGGTTGGCTCAAATCGTCTTGATGGTATAGAGCAATTTATTCAGGCGTTAATGCTTTTCTGTAATTGTGATATAGACGAGGCAACTTTCTCTGCGTTAAAAGAACTCGGGGCGTTAAAATACACCTCAAGTAGTTCAAATCCCGCAGATGTCAAAATGCTTACTCAGGAGTTAAATCAGCAACAGACCCAAACTCTTGTAAATTATATGTATGAAACGGTTTTAACTATATGTGGTATGCCAAACAGAAATGGCGGCAGTTCTACAAGCGATACCGGTTCAGCAGTTATTATGAGAGATGGATGGTCGGCGGCTGAGGCTCGTGCGAAAGATACAGAGTTGGTTTTCAAAGAGTCCGAGAAAAGATTTCTCAAATTTGTTCTACGCATATTAAGGGACACAAGCGATATTGTATTACCTTTAGGTGCTATCGAACCACGCTTTACAAGAAGAAATTACGAGAACATCACGGCAAAGGCAAATGTTTTAACGACTATGCTTTCCAATCCAAAAATTCATCCGAAACTTGCATTTATTCATTGTGGTATGTTTGCGGATGGAGAGTTAGCGTATGCTATGAGTAAGGAATATTACGAGGAACAACTCGCTTTGACCCCACCAAAAAATCCATCATCAGGAGGTGATGGTGATGGTTAAACTGAGTCCTCAGACTATTGAAATTATTGAAAAAAGTTTATCACACAATAATCCAATAGAACTGAAAGTTGAAAAAGATAAGGTCGTTGTTATATCGATTGAAAGAAAATTGAAAGGCAAGACTCCCATAATAGGTTGAGGAGGAAATAGTCAATAAGGACTAAGGGTTGCTATACCCTTGGTCTTTTATTTTATAATTGCGGAGATGCAATCAAGCACAAAGTGGTAGAGAAACCACTTATCAAAAACCCAAATCAATGGTTAGAGAAAACCTAAAAACACAAGGAGGAAACAAGATGGATATTAAGGATTTACTTGGTGATGCGTTCAGGGATGATATGACTATAGAAGAAATAAACGCCGCTCTTGCGGATAAAACTTTTGTAGACCCTAACACTTTACCAAAAAGCGTGTCTAAGGAGATTTTCGATAAGAAAGCATCGGAACTTGCCAAGGTCACAAAAGAATTAAACGAATTGAAAAATTCTACACTGACAGAGGGCGATAAGGTAAAGAAAGCCTTAGAAGATGCGGAAACTGCTCGTATTGAGTTCCTCAAGAAAAGCACAAAACTCGATGTTGAGAAAGTCTTTGTCGAGGGAGGTTTGAAAAGCGAGGATTATAAAGACATTATCGATGATATTGTTTCCGAAAATACCGAGGCGAGCGTTGCATTGGCTAAAAACTTTATGACAATAATCTCGTCACAAAAAACTGCTATCGAAAAGGCAGTAAAAGCAGATTTACTCAAAGGTTCACCAAAGCCTCCGGCGGGAACCGGTGGAGAGGAAATTACCAAAGAGAAATTTGCAGATATGGGTTATGAGGCACGATTGCAGTTGTCACTCGATAATCCTACATTATATGAACAACTTGTTGGAGAAAATAATTAAATTTTTAGGAGGTAATAAACTATGGCAGAATTATTCGATACCAAAAACTTTAACGCTGAGGTGTTTGGGAAATATACAGACTCAATTCCCAATGTTAATCTCAACGAACTTGTCAAATCTAAAGCAGTAAAAAGAGATAACAGATTAAAGGCACTCTTTAATCCTCAGACCGGCTCTTATAAGGGTACACTCCCTTACTTTGGCAGACTTGAGGGTGACCCCGATAACTATGATGGTGAAACAAACATTTCAGCATCTACACCTGATACATATATTCAGCAGTTTATTGTAACGGGTAGAGCAAAAGGCTTTAAGGAAAAGGATTTCAGTTCCGATATTACCGGTGGCGTTCCTTTTATGGATAGAGTCGCTCTTGGCATTGCCGATTATTGGGCAGAGGTATATCAGAAAGGATTGCTTTCTGTACTGAAAGGTATTTTCAATATGACCGGTGCGGGAAATGCAGACTTTGTTTCTGAACATACCACAAACATTTCTGTTAAATCAACAGATAATACTTTCGGTGCAACAACCCTTAACAGTGCATTGCAGAAAGCAAGTGGTGATGCTAAATCTCAGTTCAGCATCGCATTTATGCACTCCAAGGTAGCAACAGATGTAGAAAACTTACAGTTGCTTGAATATCTCAAGTACACCGATAAAGCGGGCATTGAGAGAAATCTTACTCTTGCATCCCTTAATGGCAGAATTGTCATTGTTGATGATAATATGCCTACAACTGTTGGTTACTACGATGCAACATCCGAAACAGAGGGTGCTTTAGAAATCGTAGGTAATAGTGCAACTGCCGGTGACGGTGAAATCAATCTGAAATCAGTTACAAACTATTTCGGTTCAAAAACTCTCGCAGAGGGCGATTTCGTTGTTCCGGGTGTTCAGTACACAACTTATGTTCTTGGTGAGGGTGCTATCACTCTCGAAGATGTTGGTGCAGAAGTTCCTTACGAAATGGATAGAAATGCCGCTACAAATGGTGGTGAAACAATCCTTTATTCGAGAAAGAGATTTGTTATCGCTCCTGACGGTATCAGTTTTGTAGGTACAACTGCTAAAAAGTCACCTACAACCGAGGAACTTGAAAATGGTACGAAATGGTCACTCATTGATAACGGTCAATCCGGTTCTGCAAAGAAATTCTTCCCTCACAAGAAGATTGCTATTGCAAGAATTATGACACGATAAGAATTTTAACGATAGGAGGTAGATTACGATGTCAAAACTTGAAATGCTGAAAGGGTTGCTTAGTTTAGATACAAGCGACAACTCGGAGGATAGTTTGCTCGAAATCTACCTCCAAATCGCTGAGAGAAAAGTTTTGGATAAACTTTACCCTTTTGATAGCAGTAAAAACCATATTCCACCCAAGTATGCTCTCAAAGTCGTAGAAATCGCACAATATCTATATTATCGTAGAGGTAGCGAGGGCGAAACGAGTCATAGTGAAAACGGGGTAAATCGTTCGTATGAAAATGCAGATATTCCCGAGTCAATGCTCAGTAGCATCGTACCTATGGTAGGAGGGATGGCGTGAGAACATTAGAGAGAAACAAACAGACCTTTTATTACTCGTTATACGATACTAAAGGGGATGTCAAGGATGAATATGGTAATAAAACGGGCGAGGTTAGCAAAAAATTCTCATCACCTATCAAAATGAAAGCAAGTATATCTCCTCCATCAGGAGCGAGTTTTGCAGAGCAATTCGGTAAATCCATTCAATACGATAAAGTAATTATTACAGACGATATGAATTGTCCTATAGATGAGAACTCTATATTGTTTGTTGATAATCCTCCTACTTATAACAAGGATGGGGATTTGATATTTGATTATATTGTCAAAAAGGTTGCTAAATCGTTGAATTGTATTGCGTATGCAATAAGTAAGGTGGATGTATCGTGAGCGTTACCATTAAAGTCAGCAATGTCGATAAGGTTATTATGGGGTTGAAAAACTACAGTAATCAGTTACCACAAAAGATTGATGAATTGCTACAAAGACTTGCTATGATAGGTGCAACACGAGCAAGAGTTGACTTTACTGCGGCGATGTATGCCGGAACTAATGATGTTGAAATCTCAGTAGACAAAGTTAAGAATGGTTATAGGATTAACGCAAGTGGTCAAGCAGTTTTATTTATAGAGTTTGGAACGGGTATCATAAATCCCGAACATCCTCTCTCGCCTGAATTTGGTTTTTCACACGGTACATACGGTCAGGGTAAAGGTGCAAATCCAAATGGATGGGTTTATGTAGGTGAACAAGGTAACGCTGGGCAACCTATTAGAGAGGGAGTTTACAAAACTATGGGTAATCCTCCCGCTCGTGCAATGTATAATGCCGCAACAGATGTACGCAAAGAAATATACAATATCGCAAAGGAGGTTTTCTCAAAATGATTGATATAGAGAGTGAATTGTTCGATATATTTTCAACTGCTCTACGAGGGAACTTTTCGGATATAACTGTTTATGGTGAGGATGTTTCGACTCCCGCCGATTTTCCTTGTGTAACTATTGTAGAGGCAGATAACTCAGTATTAAGCAAAACACAAGATAGTGATGGTTTAGAAAACCACGCTACTTTAATGTATGAGGTAAATGTCTATTCAAATAAACCTAATGCTAAAAAGAAAGAGTGCAAAAAGATTTATAAATTTATAGATGAATTATTTGCAGAGTATGGGTTTAGTAGGATAAGTTCAAAACCTCAAACAATGTCAAACTCCACGATATATAGAATGATAGGCAGATATACGGGAGTTGTTTCAAAAGATTTCAAAATATTTAGGAGGTAATGTAAATGGCAATTTCTACTTTTAAAGTATATTTGATGAGTAAAGCGACAAGTTCCGAAACTTACTCAAAGTTGATAGATATTAAGGATTTCCCCGACCTCGGTGGTTCTCCTGAACTTATCGAAACGACTACGCTTTCCGATTATATGCAAACCTTTATCGAGGGTATTCAGAAATTAGATGCTCTTGAATTTACTGCAAATTATACCAAAGAGGATTATACAACTTTGGCAGATATGAGCGGTACAGAATATGAGTTTGCAGTATGGTTCGGTGCATCAAAGTCAGGTTCAACATATACACCTACCGGCTCTGATGGTAAATTTGAGTTCAAAGGTACACTTTCTGTATATGTTGCCGGTGCGGGTAACAACGAGGTTGTTGAAATGAAAATCACCATTGCTCCATCGACACCGATAGCAGTTGGTGAATAAGAGATAAGGAGGCTATATAAGTGGCTAAACAGATTAAATTAAATTACGAGGGTAACGAGTACACTTTGGAATTTACAAGAAAGAGTGTAGAGATTATGGAAAAAAGAGGTTTCAAGATTGCAGAGGTAACCGAGAAACCTATGACAATGCTCCCTACACTGTTTCAGGGTGCGTTTTATGCAAATCACAGATATGTTAAACCTGAGGTTATCAATAGTATCTTTGATAAGTTGAAAAACAAGGATGAACTTGTCAATAGACTTGCTGAAATGTATAACGAACCTATCATCGCTATGATGGATGAACCGGATGAAACCGAGGGAAACTTGGAATGGGGAGCGAGTTGGTAAGTGGCTCAAATCCCTTTGAGGGAGATGAGTCAGACAAAGACCCACCTCCCTCTTTGTCTTATACAGAACAATTTTATTCTCACTTACCGTTCTATTTATCAATCGGTATGACTTACGACCAATATTGGAACGAGGATTGTTGTTTAGTTGAATATTATCGTAAAGCACATAGGTTAAAACAAAAACGAGATAACGAGATGGCGTGGTTGCAAGGTATGTATATATACGAGGCATTGTGTGATGTTTCTCCAATATTAAATGCTTTTGCTAAAAAAGGAACTAAGCCTCACTCGTACCCGACAGAACCTTATGCGATAACATCTCAAGATATAAGACAAAAGAGAGAAAAACAAGAAAAGTTGAAATATGAACGCATAAAAGCAAAAATGGGTGCTTTTGCTATGGCGTTCAACGAAAAAATGAAATCTGCTAACAAGGAGGGGATGAAATGAGTAATGGTGCAGTAGATACGATTTATATTGAATTTTCAACTAACGCTGACAATGTTACGAGTGGTATAGATAAATTAAATAAGACCTTAAATCGAATTAAAGGCATCACTAACGGTGGTTCATCGGGATTTAGTAAAATGAACACAAGATTTTCAACCCTCCATAGCACGAGTACGAGATTGTATAACAGACTAAATCGTTTGTTCGATAGTGCCGCAAGTTGGTTCAGGAGTTCAAATGAGTATGTCGAGGCTCTTAACTTATTTAACATTGCTATGGGTGATGGTGCAGAGGCGGCAAAAGAATACGCTGAGCGTGTTCAGAGTGTTATGGGTATCGACATAAAAGAGTGGATGGAATACCAAGGTGGTTTTAATCAGTTGGTTGAGGGATATGGTATCGCATCTGACTCTGCTAATATGATGAGCAAAAATTTAACTCAGTTGGCTTACGATTTATCTTCATTGTGGAATGTAGATGTTCAAACTGCTTTCCAAAAATTACAGAGTGGTATGTCCGGTCAGATAAAGGGTTTGAAAGTTTGGGGTATCAATGTTTCGGTTGCTCAGTTAAGAGAAACTGCATTGGCTCACGGTATAGACTTGGCAACCTCAAAAATGACCGAGGCACAAAAAGCAACTCTCCGTTATGTAACTATAATGGAAAGAACAAAAAATGTTCAAGGTGATTTGGCACGAACAATCATTACTCCGGCTAACTCGTTGCGTATTTTACAAGCACAGTTAGAAATGACTCGTAGGAGTTTAGGTAATATCGTTAGTGTTTTAGTAGTTGATGCAATTCCTTATGTTCAGGCGTTTGCTATTGTTGTAAGAACTGCCGCAAATGCGTTAGCATCTCTTATGGGATATGAATTACCGGATATTGATTATGAGTCAACTCTACCTCAAGATAATTTTGGTGACTTTTCGGATGAGGTGGATAATGCAACCGAAAGTGTAAAGAAACTGAAAAAAGAAACGCTTGGTTTCGATGAGTTGAATATATTATCAGAGTCCGATACATCTTCTGCTCTTAATAATTATGACCCTACATTAGGCTTGGATTTGAGTCAATATGACTACGATTTTATTGGAAAAGGTACATCGAATGAGGCACAAGAATTGGCTGATAAATGGATAGAAAACTTAGAACCACTTATACCTTTATTTGAGGGTTTTGCAAATGTATTTAGCGGTTTTTGGGATGCTATTTCAGGGTTTAGTGATACATATTTAATGCCATTCTTAACCGGATTAGGTGATTGGCTTAAAAACAATCCCGAAACTGCTCGTAAAATCGGTGAAATCGCCGGTAAAATCACAATACTCGCCTTGGCGATAAAAGGTATTAAATGGCTTGGAGAAATTACCGGTATAAGCAGACTCGTTAGTTGGTTATGGCAATTAAGGAGTGCTACCGGTGGAGTAACAACTGCTTTCGGTCAAAAGAATAGGTCATTAGAAGAACAAACCAAAAGAACGAGAACAGACCTTAGAGCGTGTATGGATTTTGTACCCGTGTTATCTTTGGCGGGTGCGGCGGCTCTTGCGTTTGGTCAAAATCTGTTAAAAATACCTGAAAAATTACCTAATCTAAATCCATTTCCGAATGGTTTTCAAGTGCCGAGTTTAGTTCCTGATTTATCAGTTGCGTTTAATGAGGCAAAATCTTGGCTCTCATCTCAGACTTGGACTGTGCCGGCATTGACTCTCGGAGGATTTGGTATATTAACTGCGATAATGGCTGAATTTAGTTCTGCAAAATCTTGGCTCTCATCTCAGACTTGGGCAGTTCCCACCTTAGCGTTTGGAGGATTTGGTATATTAACTGCGATTGCTCAAGAGTTTGCATCTGCAAAACAGTGGTTATCATCTCAGCAGTGGTCGTTACCACAAATCCAAATGCCTGATTTTTCATCGTGGATAAGTTCAGCCGCACAGATGTTTGTAAGTTTTGGAGAGGGAATTGCAAATGTATTTGGGGCGATAGGTAATTACCTGACAAGTTCAGAGGGTCAATGGGTAAAATGGTCACTTGTAGTAGTTGGGGCTATAGCGGCTATAACAGTTGCACTCGTTGCTCTTAATTCGCAAACCGGTGGAACCGGTGGAGCGGCAATAGGAGGTATGCTTTCAGCCGGATTAGCAGTATCGGGAGCATTTGCATCAGGTGGTTTCCCTGATGAGGGAGAAATGTTTATTGCCCGTGAGGCGGGTCCGGAGTTGGTAGGCTCAATCGGTAGTCGAACTGCGGTAGCAAACAACAACCAAATCGTTGATGCGGTTTCATCAGGTGTTGCAAAAGCAGTAAGTTCAGTTATGGGTGGCACACAACAGACTCAGCAATTAGGTGGTTCTTTGAAGATTAAAGGTAGTGATTTAGTCTATGTTGTAGATAAGGCAAATCGTAAAAAAGGAACTACAATAAGCAACAATTTCAATTATGGAGGTAGATAAATATGGCACTTGTAAATATAGCGGGTCAGGATATTAAGACTCCAAGTTCATATACTGCTCTCTCATCTGATATTGTTGATAGTGGTAGAAATATCGAGGGTTATGTCGTATCGGATGTTATCCGATACGATGTAGCCAAGGTTGAAATGGGTTGGAAATATCTTACGGTTAATGAATGGTCTGCAATCTTAAAACTATTCAATCCTACATTCGGAGGAGCGTTTATAAACACCGTTACTTATTTCGACCAATGCTCAGGTACGATGCAAACTCGCAGAATGTATGTATCTGATAGAACTGCGGGTCTTGTAAATCTTGATAAAGATGGAAACCCACGAGGTTGGACAGAACCAAAGTTATCATTGGTGGAGGTGTGATTATGCAGAGTGTTTCGCAAGAATGGATTGATAATCAGAGTGCTATAGTTCGTAAACCGGGTTTTATAGTGGTCAACATCCCCGATGTTAAAATTTCGTGTGGGTCAATATCACATAGAGTAGAAACAGTAGGTGGAGAAACACAGTATATATCAGACCCTTTAGGATGTGACTATCTTGGTAAATGTGGTGTTGAAATAACTGTAAACACATCTCTACTTGGTTCAAACTCGATAACGCTTGTATCATTCAATAATAAGTCCGTGCAGTTAAATAGCAAAACAATTACATCGTCTAATCTTACAAATGGCAAATACTATTGGGAAACAACCGGATTTTCCAAAATAAATGTTATTTGTAAAAAGGATTGCATAACAGATATGCAGTTATACGCTTACGGAATACCAAGGTCAGACATTCAATCCTACACTCATACAAGGAGTTATGACCCGATGGGGTTTGAATTACCTAATAACGAAGTTAATATTGACATCTATAATTACAATGATAAATACACGGAGTTTTACAAGTCGTATAGCAACGAGGGATATTCTATAGTAGTTTATTATGGATACGCTCTTGACTCGGGCGATGAAATAATACTCGGTGGAACTTTCCATCTTACAGATGTTCAGTTGAGCGACAATGTTTTAACGATAACGGGTGAAAGTCTGTTGGCGTTTATAGATGAGAAAGGTAGTATGAATATTTTTGACCTTAAAGCAAATGAAAGTGGTTATATTCGTATTCAGGTATCAGACAGTGCTCAATCTCGAGGTACATACAGAATTGATGTGGCATCTCGACCTGAATTTAACATAACGGGTGATGATATTATAAATTGTCTTATGGCTAAAACCTCTATAAGTATTAGTACAAATTCGGATTATTCATCGGTGTTATCAAGTAATAGATGGTTCAATGTCGGTTATATTGACATTATACAAGCCTTGATAAATCTACTATTGGTTAGATGTTTCGTTGATAGAGAGGACTGTTTACACTATGATATATGCGATGATAGTTCCATTTTATCCGATAATATTCTGTTATCAAACTGCTTAGATGTACCGGAATATAGTTCGACTAAAAAGGTGAAAAAGTTTGAAATCACCTCACAAACATCCTCGGGAAAGGAACAAACTGTCGAGTGGTATAGCGATGCCGGTGATTATGTATCAAGCGATACAACTACGAAAAGATATGCGATTGACACTATCAATAATATAGTAACACGAATAGTTGCCTATTGTAGAGGGATTTCTTATATCGACATAAGCCCCTCTCAAGTTTCAGTGAATATCTACTGTAACAGTAGTTCATATAACGAATATATCGATTGGTATTGGGATGCAGTAACAGACACTATCCATAATATTACAATAGATACATCGGGTGTTATTTGTGACATTGATAGTCCTTTAGGTGTTCCATCAGATACAAATAAAATCGTAAATTATTTCAGTAATCGTGACCTTTATACTTTTAATGTAAGAGGAAATCCCGCAAGGGATGTTGGTGATTATGTGGGCGTGTCGCTCACAAACGATGATGATACTGCAACTTATAAAAAAGGTTTAGTTTTATCATCTACATTAAGTTATGACGGTAGTTTCAAAGAGGAGGTTACCGTTAGAATTATAGAAAATGATTTTGAATAAGGAGGTTTAGAATATGCCGATAGTAACAAGAGAAATATCGATTGATGTTTCTAAGCAAAGTGTCTTTCAAACCATATACGCAAAGCAAAACGATAGCAATTCTCGTTTCTTAAAAGTATGGTTAATGGATTGCGATGAGCGTTTGGTAATACCGAGTGGTAGCACAGTTCTCATCGATGCTTGTCGTGAGGATGAGAGTGCAAAGGCTTTCGTTGGAACTTTGAATGAGGATAACTCAATTACTGTTCCCCTTACAAATTGGATGCTTGAATTGGATGGCATCGTCAAATGTGATATTACAGTTGTAGATAGCGAGGAAAGAAAATTATCGAGTGCGATATTCTATTTGAATGTAGAGGCATCTGTATATGATGGGTCGGATATAACCGAGGATGAAAACTATGACCTCTTAGTGCAGTTGCTCGGTGATATTTCAGCGACCAAAGAGGGTCTTGACGAAATCACTCGTGAGGCATCCTCTGCCGCATCTTTAGCAAATGCCAAAGCACTACTCGCTGACCTTAAAGCAACTGAGGCTGATGAGGCGGCAAAGAAAGCAAACGATGCTTGTGACACTCTTACTACATTGGTAGAGGCATCTGTTGAGGATGCAGAAAATGCTACACAGAGAGCAGAGGTTGCCGCATCTCATCTTGAACAAATCAATGCAGAATGTATTGATGCAACCGACAAGGCAAATGCCGCCGCTACTCTTGCGAATGATAAAGCATCCCTTGCTGACGAAAAAGCAAACATTGCTCAAGAAAGTGCAAATAAGGCAGATGAGGCGGCAGATAATGCAAATGACAAAGCAACTCTTGCTGACCAAAAGGCTATATTGGCAAATCAAAAAGCAGTTCTCGCAGAGGAAAAAGCAAACGAGGCAGATGAGGCAACTACTCGTGCTACAACTGCGGCAGAGAACGCAGAGGGTGCTACAGAGGGTGCTAATGAGGCAAAAGATGCCGCTAACACTGCGGCGGCTCTTGCAAATGAAAAGGCAAGTAATGCCGATACTGCTACTCAAAATGCAAATACTGCGGCTACAAATGCTAACACCAAAGCAACACTTGCTCAGGAGAAAGCAGATTTAGCAAACGAAAAGGCAAATCTCGCTGAACAGATGGCAACACTTGCTCAGGAGAAAGCCTCAGCCGCCGATACTGCTACTCAAAATGCAAATACTGCTACTGATGCCGCCAATACTGCAAAGGCTAATGCAGATGTTGCTACAGAAAATGCTAATACTGCGGCAGAGGCGGCTAACGATGCCGCTGGTAGAGTTACAGACCCACTCCAAGCAAAAAACATATCTTATGATAATAGCGATAGTGGTCTTATGGCAGAGGATGTTAAATCTGCTATCGATGAACTCACCGATAAGGTTGGTTCTGTTGCAAACATTGCTTTTGAGTCGTGGGTGGATGTTCAAAGGATTGTGCGACTTGGTCTTGCTCCTAAAGCATTTAAGATTGGTGACCAATTAACGATGAAAAAAGGAGATAAAGAACTCGTGTGGGATATAATTGGTTTTGACCAAGATACCCCTACAGATAGTCAGTACGAACACAGTATGACAATTCAGTTGCACGATTGCTTTATGAACTTTCAGTTTGATGCACCCGAGGCATTGTATTACTGCGAAGAAGAACTCCCCACCGGAACATATTATTTCACCATTCATAATTACGATGCTACCTATGGTGGTAACAAGAGTTATTATTTTACTCTTGCAAATGCAGTTCCCGCCGGTGGTCAGATAGATTTTAGATGGGGTTATAATGTTCAAGCATCGACTTGTAGTATAAAAACATACGAAAGTTCGGTAAGTAAAACTGCTATTGAAACAGTAAGTGTCACAGAGGGTACAGAGGGTACATTCCTCGGAACAACCGATGGTAAAACACAAAATATGAACCACGCTCATCGTATTAGATATGGTTCAAATAGATATAGTCAATCTGCAATTAAACAATGGCTCAACAGTAATGCCGAGGGTAATGCGTGGTGGACTCCTACAAATATCTATGACAGACCATCATCGAATGTGGCAACTGTTGGTTTTCTTAATGGAATGGATGAGGATTTTCTTGCAGTTCTCGGTGCAGTAAATAAACGAACCGCTCTTAACACTGTTACAGACGGTGGAGGTTATGAGGATAGTTCAGAATTGATGTTCTTGATTTCTCGTAGCGAGGTATATGGCGGTAAAGAGAATAGCGTTGATGAGGGTTCACCTTATCAGTATTATTCTGAGTTATCAGATTTATCATCTGCGGGAACCGGAACTGACTCTAATCGTATCAAGTATCTTAATGGTTCAGCAAGATATTGGTGGCTCCGCTCCCCGAACTCCGGTTACGGTAACTATGTCCGCTGTGTCTATACTACGGGTAACGTCAACGTCAGCTATGCGAACTACAGTAACGGAGTTGCCCCCGCTTGTTGTATCATCTAAAATCATAAATCGCCTCGTTAGAGGCGTAAAGGAGAGAATATGTCAGTAGTAAAATCAAAACGAGGAGAGGGTCAATTAGTAGTTATTACAAAATCGAATGAATTGGCAACACATACTATTCGTATTTGCAGTAATGAAAAGGTTTTCCCAAAGCATTACAGATGGTGTATTACAAATAAAATTGTAGATGCCGCTCTTGAAATAAACAATAATGCAAATATGGCTAACTCAGTATATGTATCGGATGCAACCGATTATTCCTTGAGGAAAGCATATCAAACAAAAGCGTTAGCCGCTACATATTCTCTCCTTAGTATGATGGATATTTCATATCGTACTTTTGGAATGGAAAGTAGCAAAATTGAGTATTGGACAGGACTTGTGTTAGAGGTTCAAAATCTCTTACGCAAGTGGCGTAAGTCCGATGCAGAAAGGTATAAATCCTTTCAAGTTTAGGTTAGCAGTTGTAAGGTTCATTTCCGCTCCCCGAACTCCGGTAACGGTAACAATGTCCGCTATGTCAATACTACGGGTAACATCAACAACAACAATGCGAACAACAGTAACGGAGTTGCCCCCGATTGTGAGAAATGCTCGTATTAAAGTAGGCTGATAATCAGCAGAAATCAATGCACTCACACAAGGAACTGCTATCCTGACCCTTATGGGCGAAAAAGGAATACCGATGTGATTTACTTCCATAAGTAAGCATCACTATAGACGGTGACAAAATTATGAATAATAACAATCTTGAAATCAAAGACCTTGTATGTGATTTTGGTAGTCTATATAAGGCATTATACAAATGTAAAAGAAATGTTGTATGGAAAGACAGTGTTGCGGGTTATGTCAAAAATGGGTTAGTGAATTGTTATAAATTAAGGCAAGAATTATTAAACGATACTTATTCTATCGACCCATATACACTTTTCAAGGTGTATGAACCTAAGGAACGCACCATTGTCAGCACACGAATTAAAGATAGGGTTTTCCAAAGGAGTTTGTGCGACAATTATTTATACGATATTATAACCAAATCGTTTATTTACGATAATTGTGCTTGTCAAATTGGTAAGGGTACAAAATTTGCAAGAGATAGACTCAAATGCCATCTCCAAAAGTTCTATCGTAAAAATGGCTTGGATGGGTATGTTTTGAAATGCGACCTATCAAACTTTTTCGGTAGCACTCCACATAAAGTTGCTATGGAGGCAGTGGATGTTAGAACCCCCGATGATTGGGTGGTTCAAAAAGTATATCAAATTGTAAAGAGTTTTAACCAAGGCGAGGATAGTTCGGTAGGTATGGGTCTTGGCTCTCAGGTTACACAACTTATCGAACTCGCAGTGTTAGATGATATTGACCATTATATAAAAGAACAATTACATATTAAGCATTATCTGAGGTATAATGACGATTTCATCCTAATACATCCTGACAAAGCACATTTGCATTATTGCTATGAGCAAATTAACGCACGATTGGTAGCATTGGGGTTGACTCTCAATAAAAAGAAAACTCAACTATTTCCCGTGACTCAACCGATTAGATTTCTTGGTTTTAGTTTCAAACTTACCTCTACCGGAAAAGTAGTTGTAAAATTGCTCCCTGATAAAATATCTCACGAGCGTAGAAAACTGAGGAAATTAGTTCAAAGAGCAAAGGATGGAATAAAAACGAAGGCGGAGGTCGATGAGTGTTATAAAAGTTGGAAAGCACACGCATCTTATGGTGATACTCACAATTTAATTATCCAAATGGATAAATATTATAAAGAATTATGGAGGTAGCATTATGTTTCAGTACAAAACTTTGCAAAGACACTTGCTTGAGGAAAGAAGAAAAAGAGAGGCTTTACAAGCAAAATTGCAACAGACCGAGGCTAACACAGACTATATCGCAATGATGTGTGATGTGGAACTCGAAACCGAAAATGAAAACGAGGGAGGTTTTGGGGATGAATAAGTTTAATAAGGTAAAAAGTTATTATGAAAAAGGGTTGTGGGATATTAGTCGAGTTCGTAATGCAGTAATCAAAGAATGGATTACACCCGAACAGTACGAAACTATAACCGGTGAAAAATATGAGGTGATAACAGACTAATCCATTTATGGATTTGTATGCTTTAGGAGGTATTTTTACAATATGGAATGGATGGATTTAGTTATTAAGATTTCTGCGTTTCTTGCCGCATTGTTAGCAATCGGTGGTTTCTTATATGGCATTATTAAGTGGTTTCAAAAGCAAGAAAAACAATCTACTGATATAACTCAGTTAAAGGAACTCCACGAAAAAGATATTGCTGAAATGCGAAGAAAAGAAAGAGAAGAAATGCAATCAATAAGAGATGAGTTATGTGTGCTTAGTTACGCTATGCTTGCCTCTCTCGATGGGTTAAAACAGTTACATTGCAACGGAGAGGTAACCAAGGCTCATTCTCGACTCGAAAAACATCTTAATCAGGCGGCACACGGGCAAAATTGAGGTGGGTATAATGTCAAAGAAAAAAGATAAAAAACTTAAAGAGTTTTCTAAAATTATTTTAGCGTTTGTCATATTCTCATATTTTATAGGATTGATGTTCGGTATGTATGTGATTATAAAAGTCCTCAATACCGGCAATGTCGCTTATATATCCACATCTCTTTGTGGCTTATTTAGTTATATTGCCGCACCCGTAGCAACTGCTATAGGTTTTTACAGTAACAAGGCAAAGGCTGAAAATGTTGAGAAAATAAAAAAATCGGAGATTACTCCACAAAAGGTTGAAAATGATTTCAAAATTCCATTGGATTAAGGAGGAATAATTTATGTTTACAATTACACATTTGGGGATATTTGCTACGGTGTTTGCTATTTTGGTATGCGTTGTAAATATCCTTACGCAAATTTTCAAAAGTTTATTGAGCAAAACTGAGATACCTACAAGGATATTTGTTTTGCTAATCTCTATCATACTGACCGTTGTGACATTTATAGCAGTATGCCAAATCTACGCAATTCCTTTAGTATGGTACACAGTTGTAGCATCTGTTGTAATGGGATTTATTGTAGCATACTGTGCTATGTTCGGTTATGATAATTTGTATGGGGAATTTAAGGAATTGGTAAGTAAGTTATTTAATGGTACAAAATAGGAGGAGTTTCAGATGAGTAATAGTCCATTGGCTACATATAAAAGATTATCTCCAAATAGGACAAGTCCGAGAAATCACATCATTGATACTATATCCATTCACTGTGTAGTAGGTCAATTTACTGCAAAAGGCATCCTCGATATGAGTCATTTTGTTACATATAACGAAAAGAATGGTGCATCTTGCAATTATGCAGTTGGTTACGATGGCTCTATCGGTATAGGAGTGGATGAAAATGACCGTTCTTGGTGTACCTCATCGAGGTCTAATGACCACAGAGCAATTACGATTGAGGTGGCGAGTGATACTACACATCCGTATGCAGTAAAAGATGCCGCATATAACGCTCTTATTGAACTTGTTGCAGATATTTGTAAACGAAATAACATTAAAGAGTTGAAATGGAAAGGCGATAAATCCCTAATAGGTCAGGTGAATAAACAAAATATGACGGTTCATCGTTGGTTTGCAAATAAATCGTGTCCGGGTGATTACCTTTATAACAGACACGGAGATATTGCAGAAAAGGTCAATGCAATACTACACAAGAAACCATCAACTGTTTTTCCTGACATTTCAGGTCATTATGCTGAGAAACATATCGTTCAACTCGCTGAGAGCAATATTGTAAATGGTTATGAGGATGGCACATTTAGACCGGATGGTAATATTACACGAGCAGAATTTGCATCGATGATAGTAAATGCTTTGGAAAAGGGATGTGGATATAAATTAGAGGGTTCTAATACATTCCCAGATACAATCGGTCATTGGGGAGAAAACCATATCTCAAAACTCATTGCTTGTGGTATTGTAAATGGTTATGAGGATGGCACATTTAAGCCTGATAGTGCTATTACAAGAGGGCAAGCGGCTATTATGGGTGCGAATATGTTGTATTATTGTGGTATCTCTCCACAAAGCCATAATTCATATCCCGATACAGTTGGTCATTATGCAGACTCCCATATACAGACTTTGGAGTATTACGGGGTAACTAATGGTTACGATGATGGCACATTTAAGCCTGATAATAATGTTACGAGAGGTCAGGCGGCGATGATTATACGAAATTGTTTAACGGTCTTGGGTAAATAAGAGCATAATAAAAATACCGAGCAGAGAACTTATACTCTGTTCGGTATTTTTACGCTTATCACGAAAACTCTTTTTCTTACATTCAATGCAATAAAAGGTTCGGATAATACTCCTATGGTGGAGCATAGGGGACTTGAACCCCTGACCGCCACAC